CTGCTAAAAGGGTGCTTCTGGATGCTATTGCTGATGGTGATACTCAAGCAGCTTGGAAACTCTATGATAAGGTTACTAAGAAAGAAAGTACTAAGTCCGCTGGTAGACCTGAAAAGAAAGTTCCTATAGTGAAAACAAGTAAGGTGAGTAGTATCGCTGATGAAATAAGGAAGCGTAGTAATGTCAGTGGAAGCTAGTGCCGTATTAAAATTCTTATGGATACCAGCCTTTGCGGTATTCACCTTCTTTGCTAAACAGTACTTCGCATCTATAGAGAAGAAGAATGAGGCTCTTGCAAAGAAACAGGCAGAGGTGGAGAAAACTATTGTACACCTAGAGATGGAGTTAATGAAAAATTACTATGATAAGCAGGAGATTAAAGAGCATATAGTTGTACCTCTCATGGATAGATTTACTGAGGTAGATAGTCAAGTAAAAGCAATGTCAGGGATGATGACTGATATACATTCGGATATGGCAATCTTGAAGTACAAGATTCTAGGTGAAGAGTTGAAGCCCAAATGAGTATAGAACAACTAAAGAAGGACTGTGAGTCAGACCTCTTCTTCTATGCTCAACTGATGTTCCCTCAGAGGTACTTCGGAGAGGTACATGAAGAGATGTTCCGTTTCTTCCAGAGGTCTCTTGAGGAAGCTATGGAGACAGGACAAGGGGATAATGCTGCTGCATTAATACCTCGTGACCACCAGAAGTCTTTCTGTATAGCAGTTGCATGTTCATGGGCTATTACTAAATATCCTTGGTTCACTGTTACATACGTGTCTTCTAACCCCACGTTGTCAGAGAGACAGCTTACAGTTATTAAGAACATATTTAAGAGTGATTCTTATAGAGAGCTTTGGCCTGAGATGCTGAACTTTGAGATTAATCCTAGAACTAAAGAATATGACCATCGTTCTCTAGGTACATGGACTAAGACTGAAATAACAGTAGACCACCCAGACAGACCTAAGAGTGAGAAAGACCCAACAGTAGCAGCTACAAGTGCCAAGAGTACCAATACAGGTGCTCACTATAAGATGTGTATCTTTGATGATTTGGTTACTAACGAGAACTACAGAAGTGCTGCTGAGAGGGAAGATATAAAGGAGGTCTATCAGTCGTATGCGTCTATTGCCACTACAGGTAGTATTAAGTGGATGGTAGGGACTAGGTACGGGGATAATGATTTATATGCATCCTTACAAGAGAAAGAATACGAGATATTTGATGATGAGGGTGTAGTCACGGAGACTAAGCCTTTATGGAAATGGTTTGAACGTAAGGTTGAAAGCAGTAAGCGATATGATGGTACAGGTACATATGTATGGCCTAGACAGAAGATGCCAGATGGTAATTGGTACGGATTCAATCAGACGGAACTCAGTAAGAAGAAGTCAGAAGCCTTTAACCTAGAGTTATATTACTCACAGTACTACAACGACCCTAATGCAGCAAGTGAAGCTAAGATTACAAGAGATTGCTTCATGTACCTACAGCCTAATAAATTAGAGCAGAGACAAGGTAGATGGTACTACGGTAGTAAGGAATTAAAACTAGCCTGTGGTATGGATTTAGCCTTTAGTGAAGGTAGTGGTGTACGGAAGATTAAACGAGATTATACATCAGTAGCAGTTATAGCTTGGGATAATGAAGGCTACTTATACGTATTAGACCTCCAGAGATTCCAAACAGCGAGAGCTGAAGTCTATTACGAGAAGCTCATAACAATGCATGAGTACTGGGACTTCAGAGAAGTAACTGTAGAGACTAATGCTGGTGGCGCTGTTGTAGCTAACTTCATACAAGATGAGATACGTAGAGCAGGACATACACTTGTAGTTAAGCACCAACACAAGAACCAAAGAGAAGGGACGAAGGAAGAACGTAATAGTCAGTTGTTCGAACCCTTATATAGAAACAAAAGTGTTTATCATACGAAAGGTGGTTATACGAGACTCTTAGAAGAAGAGTTACATCTAACCAAACCACCACACGATGATTTAAAAGATGCTGTCTGGATAGCTGTTAGTAATAGTAAGCGTCTAGCGAAGCCTAAATTTGCAACAAATAAGAATGAGCGGAGTGTTGTTAATGCTTCTAATAGATTTCTTAGTAGGAGAAAAAGAGCTTGATTACCCTAGATTATAAGAATAAAGAAGCATTAGCTGGTGGTATTTCTAGCTACTGGCGAGAATGGAACTCAGCACGTACTACAGCTACAGAGCTATGGGCAGAGATAGATAACTACCTGCTTGCTACAGATACAAGTATGTTAGAAGGTGGAGATAACTTCGACCACAAGACGCACCTACCTATCCTTTCTGAATTACATGAGGACTTATTAGCTATCGTGTATAGCACTATGTTCCCACATGAAGATTGGTTAGGTTGGAAAGGTTTTGAGATTAATGCCATTACTAAGCAGCTAAGAGGTAAAGTCCTAAGCTATATCAAGCAATGTCATTCTCTTAGTGGTTTGAACGTACAGATGCGTAAAATAATTGATGACTTAGTGCGTTATGGTAATTGCTTCATACAGGCTTATTACAAGAACGATACCATTGATTCTGAAGGTGGCTTTGTAACAGGTTACTCAGGCCCAGCAGGGAGACGTATCAGTCCTTATGACATCGTATTCAATCCAACAGCAACCGAGTTCAGTAAGACTCCTAAGATAATACGGAGTGTAATAAGCGTAGGAGAGCTTGTAGAGTTCGTAGAGAGCATATCAGAAGAAGATAGGGTGATTACACCAGAAGAAACTGAAAGTCTCTTACAGAAGCGTACAGGAAGCCCTAGGGACTATAATGGACGCTACAAGGATAAACAATACCTTCCACAAGGATTTGGCAGTATAGATGAATACCTTCGTTCAGGCTATGTAGAATTGCTTTGGTTCTACGGAGATGTCTTTGATGATGTGAAAGGAGAGGTACATAAGAAGCGTTGTGTTGTTGTTGTAGATGGTGACACAGTACTCTTAGATAAAGAAGAAACAAAGGAGTCTGTCTTTAAAGGTGGGTGGACTTCTCGACCTGACAACCTATGGAGTCAAGGGCCACTAGATAAGGTTGTTGGCATTAACTACATGATTAATCACAGAGAGAATGGTAAGAATGACGCGATTGACAAGTTTATCTACCCTGACAGAGCGTATGTCGGAGATGTGGAAGAAATCTATGACGAAGTTACAGGCCATACCAAGTACATTATGCCAGAAGGCGGGAGTGTTTCTGATATTCGCCCTGACAGTACTGTGCTTACTTTTGATAATCAAATAATGATGCATAGGGACTTAGCTCGTACAAGTGCTAGACTCCCTCAACAGTTAGCTGGATTCAGAACAGCAGGTGAAAAGACTGCTACAGAAGTACAGAGTCTAAATGATGGAGCCTTCCGAGGATTCATTAACAAAGTATCTCAAGTAGAAGAAGACCTATTAGAACCCTTCGTACAAGCAGAGATGCGTATAGCTCGTGACAACTTCTCAAGTATTATTAAAGTACTGGAAGAGGACGAAGAAGGTATCCTGCTCACTACGAGTATTACAGAGGAAGACCTCAGTGCTAATGGTAAGTTACTTCCTATGGGCAGTAGACGCTTCAGTAGACAACTACAGCAACTACAGGGATTAACACAACTTACTAATACTAATATAGCTCAGATGGTAGGACAGCACATCAATACCTACAACCTAGCTAAGACTGTAGAAGAACTATATGGCTTTGAGAAGTACGCATTCATTAATAAGTTTGCTGCTATAGACGAAGGTTTGGAAGGTCAAGAGAAGCAAATGCTGGCAGAACAAGAGATGGTTAAGACATCCTCAGAGCCCACTAGCTTAGAGATGGAAATGATGGCAGGAGAAGAAGATGAGTGAGCACGTAGAAAGAATGAAAGTAGAACATAAAGAGCTTTCCGTTAAGATTAACGCGCTTAATAAGTTCATACATGGTAATAAAGTATTCAAAACCCTCTGTGACTTGGAGCAAGCTAGGATGATTAAGCAAGCGGGTTTCATGGAGTCCTATGCGGAAACACTAGAGTCTCGAATTTGGATAGCTAAGTAAGGGAGAAGAAGATGAGTTTTAAAGTTCCTAGCTTTATGTCTGAGTACTTTGCTTCATTAGGACATGAAGAGAAGAAAGAAGCTATTGAGCGTTATAAGGGTTGGTATAAGAATGACTTCACAGAACTCCTTATACAGCACCTAGAGAAGACTACAGAGAAGCTCGTAAAAGAGGATGAATCCAAAGGGGAGTTCTTATCTAAGTTTCAATTCTCTTATGTCTCTATACGTAACAAAGCCCAGAGGAAAGTGCTTAGAGAGCTTATAGCTAAGTTGGAATGGGAGGTATAATGGCTACGTATGATTACTACTGCTCTGAATGTGATTGTGACCAAGAAGAAGTACATGGTATGACAGAGACTCCAGTGATTACATGCTCCACTTGTAGTACAAAGATGTCAAAGGTAATAAGAAGCTCGAACTTTCAACTAAAAGGTAGTGGTTGGTTCGGAAAATCAAAACAAAACTAGAGGTATTAAAATGTCTAACCCAGACACTAAAGAAATATTGGAGGCTAACCAGCCACAATCTCAGGAAGAGGTTAAACCGCTATTTGGTGGTACGGATAGTCAAGGTAAAGAGCGTTTATTCAGCACTCCTGAAGAAGCTCAGCAGTCTTGGCAATCTGCTCAGAACTTTATCAAAGATAAGGTTGATGAGACAAAAACGATGGAAGCTAGAATTCTAGACCTTGAAGCGAAGCTTAACCAAAGCACGAAGCTGGAAGATGCTTTAGCACAATTAAAATCTAAAGAGGAATCCCCTGTGACAGAAC